CAGCTTTAACTGGTCTCTGGGCCCACCTTCGTGGGTCTCCAGTAAGAAATTACTGGAGAGGGATTGATTCTCCTAAAGGATCCCCTGTTCTACCTGTCTGGCTAACAACCAGGCAGCTAGGTGACAGAGTTTTGAAAGAGAAACACCTCACCTTTTAATTGTTACAACAAGAAGAAAAAGTTTCCTTTTCCCTCTTATTGTTTCAACTATAGGGTGACTTCTTTGAGCTGTAAAGCCCAAAGATATTGCTCTCCGGGATTTTAACACCTACATCCAGTTCCTAGAAAAGGTACACCAGACACGTGGTTTGATAGCGATGATATCGCTAGTCAAGGCCATGCGGTCTGATGTACTGAGTTACCTATCCGGTAACCCTTCTAGGTCTGGAAGAGTGCGTTTAACCCGAGATGGCCTTCCAACTCACTTAGGTCCGCTAGTGAATAAACTGCGTGACGGATCCCTTCTTTCGAAGCGGTTCGTCCTTACAGTTTTATTCGCGACGCGGGCCCTAAGAGCCGGAAAGACGCCGGATACCAATCCAATAACAGATCCCCTGGATAAGGGTGCATCTATTATTGAGACTGTGTATGCAGCGGATTTCTGGCGTGAGCTAGGTTACCATCACCCAGGACGCATACCACGGTCCCTTAAATTTAAGCGGTTCCACTTCACAACTAAGACAGGCCCTAACGGGCATGCCTTAAGCCACTGGTACGAGGACCTACTTAACTTGCCTAAACAGCTTGTTGAGTCGATCTCCGTACTCGGTGGAGAAGTGGTCCGGAAATTTATGGACGTGGCCCTTCGTCAACCTGCAATCTTGGAACCTATCTGTCCTTTAAAGGGGACAAGTAGATTCCGGAAACTCTCTCATTTCCCGGATAGAGAAGATAAAGTGAGAATAATCGCGATCGGTGACTATTTTAGTCAAACCGTTCTTCGACCTCTCCATTTATACCTCTTCCGAGTATTGAAAAAGATTCCACAAGATTGCACGTTTGACCAAGGAGCCTTTCAGGAAAAGCTCAAAGGCTGTGAGATCTATTATTCAATAGATCTTACAGCAGCAACTGACCGATTCCCTATACAGGTAATCAGTCAAGTTCTTCGAGCCCATCTTCCGCCTTGATATGTTAACAGTTGAGAGGACTTCATGATAGGATATCTCTTCTCTGGTTACCGATATAAAGTTGGTAACCCGATGGGGATGTACTCATCATGAGCCTCTTTTGCTGTCGCACACCATTACATTATCTACCACGCCTGTAGAGGTGTAGGGGTC